CCTTTGATCCGTATGTACCTTTACCTCTTGGCATATCTATGTTTCCTATGCTGCGCTTGGGGTTTCCCCAAACTGTGTTGGTGCGGCTCCCAAGCGACCAATAGTTGCGTTTTCACGCTGTTGGACTTGGAAGGTTCTTTGTTGAATGTAATTCTGAATGCGTTCTTGCAAGGCAGGGTCTTCCTGTACCTTTTGGCTAACGTCAGGTTGAGCCAACCATTGCTGAAAGATTTGCAACTTCATCTCATGTGCGTCATTCGGACGGACGTTGGGCGGAACTCCCGCATAGATCTCCGCAATAGTTTGACGCTCTTCCTCAACTGCCTTTTGTGATGCGGTCTCTTTGGGAATCATGATGCTCTCCGCAGCACCAGGCATGATCTGCCCAACTGCGATTTGAAGCAACCTCTCGGTATCAAGCGTGCCGTTTTTGTCCAACATTCCACCTAGCTCGGCAATCGCTTTTACACGATCAAGCATTTGGGCGGGATCTTGTGAAGCCGCATCGAATTGAAGCGAAAAGTCAAAGCGTTCACCGGGGTTGCCCTTGCTGAACTTCTGCAAGTCCTGCATTCCCGTAACCCGAAAGAATTCCTCATCGGGTCCGTACTGTTGATAGAGGCTGAAGATTTGATCAAGGACTTGGCGAAGGTGGCTGAATACCTTGTCGATGATATGCTGTTGCTTCATCTGTGCCTCAACCGGATCAACGCCAGGACCATTCCTTCCGAAGTATCGATTTACCTGTTCTTGGATATACCTGCGGAGTTCGACGTTTACCGTTGAACCACGACCTGGTGGGATAGCGGCAAACGATACCTCGTTTGGAGTACGATAAGGAACTCTTACACCCGGACCCCACTTTGACGGTGAACGTCCCATTGGGTGTTGAATTGGTGGAAGCGTAGTCAAAGACTGAGCGTCTATTGCTGAGTCTACTTCTACCTTTAATGCCTGTTGATCGGGTTCTGCAATGGTCGGTATTGAACGGGACGAATAAAGTCGCTTGGAGGTACGCTCCCATGTGGTAACCGTGAACGGGTACTTGCCGTGAGCATAGTCCATTAATTGATGCTTTGCATATGTCTCAGTCACACTGGCATGAAAGATCGTGCAGTAGATACCCGGAATGTTGTCCTCATCTAAAAGGCGTTGGTAGCAATAGACGATTTTTACATACTGATCATCGGAGTGAACGAATTCGTCTTGCTCGCGAATATTGTAAAGGTTGTCCTCGGCCTCGGCATTGTTCGCGAGGTCAACTACCTGCTCGACGAAGTTCTTGTCCCATCCCTCAGTGTTGATCTTTGCCCGAATTTGTTCGGGTGTCATGTTCACGACATGGAAGACATAGGGTGCTTCCTGTGGATCAATGGTATAGTTCGGCCAAAACACATCCTCGTCGGGAGCTAGTGCTTTGATTCTGGGGCGGCTCACGACTTCTCGCGTAACCGGAACGGTAGTCTCACCGTCTTTGCGTAGTTCTCGAAGCATCGCCCTACCCTTGGTCTTGGATACTCCGAATTGTTCTTTGAGTGTTTCACTCAACTCATCGTCCATCGATCCGTCTTGGATGACTTCCGCAATGGCTGGCAAAACTTGGGCTATTTCCTCAAGCTTTATGGTCTGTTGTTGTTTCAGTTCTTGCTGATCGTAGTAGGCGTAAGTAACGGTCATCCCCTTCTCAAAGAGATGATTCATAGCAAGTTCCATCTCGCTGTAGAACTCAGTCATCTTGGTATTGATGAGCCAACGAAGGAAGTTGCTTATGACGGATGCCCGCTCAACGTCGTTCGATTCGGTTGGGGTAGCAACGATATGCGCTCGCCTTACCGCATTCATAACCATCGAAACCTTGCATCCGATTATCTCGTCCGCCATGCGGATTTCGGAGTCACTGGCGCCCTCCCAGGGGAACACCTCACCCGTTGAACTTAGCGATGCGTGCTTCTTGAAGTCATCCGACTTACCTGCCCATTGGCAATTGCGAACATCGTAGTCGCGTTGCTTGCGGTCTAACCACTCACCCAAGTCGGATTGAGTTTCCTTATAGGTCTGAGCCAAGTAAGCAATATCGGGCTTCTTGGATACATAGAGAAGTTCGGGATCTGCGGCGCTGAGCATTGCGTTACAGATTGTAAGGCAATACGCCTTACAGGTCAACGCAATCGTAGTGTGGTGTAGTTATGCTAGTGCAAACTCAGTCTGCTTGGGCAACTGAATCTCACCAGATTGTACTTTGAAGTACCTCTCCAATGCCTCGGTCATCTTGGGTCCACGGAACCATCCAGTACCATCGGTTGACTCGACTCCGAGTTCTTGGCATCGCAATAAAACCTTGAATGAATTGATTGCTCCGACGTGAACTCGGTCAAAGGATTCAGTCCATATTGTAAGGTTTCTAAGTTTCCATTCTTTGGTTCCTCCCACAAAGACCACTTCCGCTTCGGATGGAACATCGGCAGGGGTCATCCCGTCTTGTACGCAGAATGCCCATGTGTGGTCGTATGATTGTTTGAGGATCGGATACCACTTGTCCCATTCTCTGAGGGTTTCGTCTCGATTACCCACGCAGTCGGGGACAACGACCCATCTTGGCTTGAGCAAGGTTTCGTTGTAGTAATCAAGCATCTTGGTAAAATCGAATTCGTTCCATTCTTTGCCTGCCGACCACACACTGAATCGTCCGTTATCGATTGCATAGGGCATCCACCTGACGGGTTCCCTTACGCAGTTCTCAGGAGTAAACAACCAACCAACTGGATAACCAAGACCCGCCCAATAATGGACAATGCCTTTGGCGTTGTTGGATGGCATGACGATCATTTGCTTACTCCTGCATCGAAGTCAGGGAACTCGAAGTTTTTCAACGCTTCGTCCAAGGTCAAAAAAATATGATCGGCATGGTATTGAATCCACGGACTCTTTGAGTTAGTCACTACGACGATTTGCTTTTGCAAACTCCAAGCGAACATAATCTCCATTGCGGTTCCGTAGCTCGGATGGTCGCACTTGGCTAAGATCGTGTCGCAATAAACGATGTCCCCCTTGTCTTTTTTAACAATCCTATCTGCCATTCCCGCAATTGTTTCTTTCCCACGGTAGTCTGCATCAGTGGGTTTCAAGGACATTATGTTCTTCTTCTTTAATATCCTAGCCGCCATTGATCGCCAACGAATGCAGGTATCGTCTTGCTCGTAAATCGGCCCGGCCAAATATACCAACCTTGATTTGATCATGCTAATACCTCCGCTTGGGTGGTTGTCTTGCAAACCTTGACCGATTCAAGTTTCAGTTCGTTAAAGCAAAGGTTCTTTGCGATCTCCTTGAATAAATACAATGCGATTGATTCCGCAGTTGTTTGCTCAAGTATCTCGTTCAAGTATCTATGATCAAGCCTTTGAATTACTCGTCCAACAATTTCACGGAATTCTTGCTGATCCATTAACCATCCGACTTCCGGGTCAGGTTCTCCGCTAATGGTCACGAGTACACGATGCGAATGACCATGCAGTTCTCCGTACTCCTTGCGTTTGTTCCGTATCCTATGAGCCGCCTCAAAGGTAAATTCTTCCGTTAGTTTTGTTTTCATTCAGTACCCTCCGCCACCCGTTGCTTGGAGGCTTGATTCGCTTATGTGATCGGGACCACTGACGTAAAAATAACGCAAGCAATCGGGGAAATCTTTGAATGCGGATGAACGAGTTGCATCTGCTGTGTATTCCATGAGTGCGGAAATAGTATTCTCACAATGATCGCTGACAAATAGCTTTGGAGTATTCTCGTCATTCATGGGTTCAGTATCATCCCAAGACAGGGCATCGTTTATCTTCGCAATCCCTGCCTCAATGTCCACTCCAGGTGCTGATCGAAAGACGAACCCAAGGTTGCTCATCGTGTTGATAATATTCGACTCACCCTCTTTGGTTCTCACCGTGGCCGCTCCCATCCTTGGGTCAACGATTCGCTCAAATATGTCCTCCCCTCCTTCCAAATCAAGGAAGTGATCACGGTATTGGATATACCCCCAACCCAAGGGCTTTTGACCGGGACCAGGTTTGCCTACGCTCTTTCCTGCACCATTGACATGGGGCAATGCCCAAGGTCCACCCATGCTTTGGTCAGGGAATTCGCGGTAGACATATGCTCGACCATCGGGAATCACTCCAACCCACATCGCAGACCAAGGCTTTGATCCACCGGGGTCGCATATAAAATACCTTGTGGCATTGATCGAAGGATCGGCAATGAACGGAATCTTAGAATGCTCAACCACATTAGTCTCACGGGAGAATTTTGGAAACCTACCCTCAAACGACTTGGACGGGATTCCGTACAACCGAGCAAGTTTTGTTTCAAGTGGTTGCTTGGAGTAAGTTCGCATCAATTCCTTCCCATCAATGAAGGGCGAATCCTGCGTCCAAAAGTAATGTATCCTACAGTCAGGCCAATTCGCGGAGATTTGTTCAACTGGTAAGTCCCTTTGCAACAGTTCGCTGTACCTCGTCCTTACGGTTTCCGCACCCTTGAGTAAGCTATTGATCAAAGGTGTCCAACCTTGCAACGTTGTGAAGGTCAAAATCAAGCGTCCCTTGAAGTCGGTTAGCCTCGCTAAGATACTGGAAAATATAGCTTCAGGAATTTCTTCATCTGCGTGTATGCAATGAGCGGCCCAACCCTCGAAGATTTGCGGGTCTGCCATGTACTGCCTATAATTATTAAAAAATATTGTCGAACCCCGCTCTGCGTTTGGATCGGTAGGTGGGAAAATTGCCTTACCCGCATTAAACCCGTTCTTTTGATTGTACTGTAAACTATGATTCGCACTCTTCTTTTTTGCTCTCTTGTATCGAGCGGGAAGATTTTGCCATATGTAGCGTTGGGCATCGCTTATCGATCTTTCTTCACTGACATGCATCGAACGGATCTCCGCTTCGGGAATTGTCTGAGCAAGATGCACAAGCATACGGTTTGCAAAAAAGGTTTTTGAACTCCGATTCCCTCCCATAATCACATGGATCTTGTCCTTGTCGAACCGTTCCATCACGCGCCGCCAACCGGGTAAAGTCCATCCCCATTGGATAGGGTCTTCCTTCTCGGAACCAGGTTGATCCATTAACAGACGGGTAAGTGTTTGCGCTCGCTCTGGGTCTTCTATGGTTAGCCGATCAATCTCTTCGGGACTCAATGCACAGACAAGCTCGCCCTTGTCGTACTTCAGATCATCCGTCCAAGGAATTCCGAAGTGTGCGTTTACTTCGTCCGTGTAGGTGATCTTAGGCATTTAAAGAATTCCTGAATGTTTCTTTCAAGGCAGGAAACTTTTTGTTGTAGTAAAGCAAATCCCTCATGTAATGACTGATTTTTTTCACAGAAGTCATCCGCTTTTTTTCATCGATAAAATGTTCTTCGGACTCAAATTTACCCATCTGTAGATTAAACTCTTCTTTCGCAATAATCCCCTCAAGCCTTCGGTAAACCTCACGAATATCCTCTTTGGTTATCTCGCTTGTAATATCAAATTCTTTTATCTTCATTCCTTTCCTCCTTTGTTATCTTAGGCATCGAACCATCTAAGCTTATCTTGCGTCAGGGCATACCCCGTACCATGTCCCAAGTCGGTCTTGTTCTCCTCGCGAATAAGTTCCTCTTTGAATGCCCATCCCTTAAAGTCTAGGGTCGATCCATCGACCACGCAAAGGACGTAAACATCCACATCGGGGTTTACCTTGAGGGTGGAAAGCAATCGGGCGGTCTTGTGCTTGGATGCTTTGACGTCATAGCGTTTGCCACTCGCCATTACCCCATCCGCAGATCCGCTTCTAGGAGTAAGGCCCAAGTCGGGAAAGACATTCATCTTCTTCGCAAATCCATACTCCGCCATCATGCCCATCACGTCTGCCTCGCTACCGTCCTGGTTGCCCATCTTCGCGTCACGCACCCCGTTGCCACGGGCAATCAATGTACGCATCCGACCAATCATTTGACAGACTTGGACTTCATCGGGTTGGAGGGTTAAGATCATACTCCGCACATACCGTCACAGTCCTGAAGGAACCCAAATTCCTTTTGCCCTTTTTCGGTATCCGTTCTCAAGTCAACCTCATCCAAGGGTTGATGACTGCGATGAAGGTAAAGCTTTTGCTTGGTATTATAAACTCCGTTACGGATACGCTTGTCCAAGTCTACTGCCTTGGCAAATTCTTCGGGTTCTTCGTCTTTAAGCCTACGCCACTCTTTGTTCGAGTGGTATGGGCAAAACCAACAAGCGGATCGTGGGGGCTTGGGGTATCCGTTGTCCTTCATCCACTTTAAACAATGATGTCGGTGCATATCCAACTCTATCAAAGGCCAACGGTGTTGAATCCAAGATTCATTGGATTCCTTCATTCGTTGTATTTCGTCCTTTGAAATACCAATCCAAGTAGTCACGATTGGTTCTTTTGGTTTACGCCCCTTCCACCCGGCAACCTCCTTGGTCTTTCGATTGATCGGACGAACTTTGAAGTCAGACGTGCAAGTACGCATAAGCAGTCCAGTTTCAGTAAAGAACGGAGGATTGGAACAACGGTTGCCCTCGATTCCGTTCTCCACATCTGCAAGTAATCCATTCTTCTCGCGAACCCTATACACCGGAAAGGGAAGTTGTTCCTCCAACCAATCCAACCAAGTGTAAACGCTTTTGGGTTCAGCGGGATGAGTTGGTGAACCAACGTCACTAAAGATCGCACAATCGGGCATGGGGGTAATCTCCCCCCTTGCTGCCATTAGTGCCATCGCGCTTGATTGTACCCCCGCGCCTAGTGATAATATATGCTTCATCATGTAGCGTTATGTAGTTTTCAAATATAAAAAAAAGGTCATTCCCTCGCTTGGATCTCCATTCCTACGATAATCCCTTCTTCGAGCGTTTGGACCGAGATTTCTTCCGGCCCAACTGTCCATCCCTCCGTATCCGTTCCAACGTCTCTGGGCTTAATTTCGAGCATGGTGGACCCAGCTTTTTCAAGTCGCACCGTGGTAACTCGGCAACTGATATGGGTATTGCTCGCCCGTATTTTCTCCAAAAGATCGGGTTGAATCCGGGTGGACATTTCACGAATCACTCTTTGCCCTTTCTTCCGTAATCTCGCGCCATAGGTCGGAACATCTTCTCTTGAGTTCCAAGTTCTCCTTGCTGAGTTCCTTGTTCTCCTTGATCAATTCATCCCGCTCCTTGGTCAAACGGACAACCATTTGCGGCCAGGAGCTTATCTTCTTAGTTGGTTGGTGAACGTTCATTCCTCCTCCTCGTCAATCTCACTCTCGAATTCAATGACGTCTTCCTTGTAGTATTCGTTTAATGCGTCAGATACGCAGTCCAGGATGTCCTGCTGCTCCAAATCACTCTCCTCTTCCCACCTATGGAGCAAAGCTTTGAACTCATGAATGCACTGTCTACTGGCATCGCTCATTTCTTCTTGTTCGTAAAATTCAAACTCCCGTAGTTCTCAGGCATGATGCGTTGGACGTCCGTGCGAATAGCTTGCTTCTCCCCATGCTCGTCCTCGGTGAATCCGAGAATTCGAGTATTACTCCAAAAGCGTTCCCACGCCTTGTGTGCTTCGGGCAAGGTGAGCAACTTTTCACTCTTCCTCTTCTTCGGTTTCGTCATCCTCGTCTTCCTCGACTCCCCAGTATTCGTCGCAAAGCCAATCGTCGTTCGGTTCTATTGGGTCAATTTTCATAATGTTTCGCTACGTCTTTGATAAATTCCTCAAGTGGTTTCCGGTAGAGTTCTCGAACACGGGCATTGCCGATCTGGGCAACTAAGGTCTTCAAGTCGCTCAATGCCTTCTCTATTCGAGCCTTGTCTATTTCCATTGCTTAAACTCCTTGCGGGTGACCGTTGAGTTGCTTCTAAGTTTCTTCATGGCTTCCTTCTCAATCTGATGGACCCGTTGCTTGGAGATGCCACAAAACTCTCCAATCTCCCGGCAGGACATGGGAACCCCTCGCGGAGCAGATAAAGCCAAGATAGCAAGCAAGCAATCGGTCAGTTCCTTCTGTATGCGACTACTCTTCTCAAACGGGTCAGTCTGACCTCGCAAATACTCACCACAGGACACTCGATGAAATCCGGTCACCCTGGACATCTGTAGGGCTTCACTCATACCAACCGATCCTTCCTGTCGTACCTACCCACCAAGCGATACATGTCACCCTTCTCATGGGCTAACTTCACAACAGCACCCAATACGAACTTACCAGGTTGAGCCTTGAACTTGCCATGGCTCCCATCCTTGAACTCAACAAGACGCAAATACGGATTCTTGGGCAACATGTACACCTTGCCCATTTTCTCCAAGGGTACTTCCAAAGTCTGACGGATCATTCCCTCTTTCACCATACTCGCCTCAGAAGGTCCGTCCTCCTCCTTCAGATCAGCTTCCAACTCCAAGAGCATGGCTACTGCCTTCTTGCTCAACCGTCCCATACTCAGGTTCATACGAAAGCTGTTCGCCTTAATGCCAAGCCGCTCCGCAAATGCAGGATGCTCAATACCCGAATCCGCCAATATCTTCTTTGCCCGTTTAGTATCCATCTGTAGCCTTTCGT